GAACATATTAAAATCCGCGCTGTCGGCAGCCGCTGGTATGCCGAGCATCATGAGGGTGACAAATATGTCGGCATCATTGCCAAAGCCTATTCACGCAGCGAGCTTGTCGCTGACCTGACAACCAAACTGGCGGCGGCCTAACGGCCCCGCCCTACAGGGAGACAGACAGATGACCAAACAAGAGCAAATCATCAAGTGGATTGAGGAAGACGCCGCAGACATTGGCGCTGTGGTTACCATTGAGCGGTCGATGTACGGCTCTGCATTTATCAATGTTGAGACTGACGATGCATTGATGTTCGTCACGGTCGGTCCACGGGGCGGATATAAATTCTTCTACACCCGTGAGCCGCTTGGCAGCGGCGACAGCCGCCAGCGCGGCATCAGGAATTGGCTTGTTTGGGAATTCTTCAAGACGGTCAAGCGCCAGCGCGACCTCATCAACCAACAGGCGGCGGCCTAACGGCCCCGCCCCAACAACTAAACGGGAGACCACGATGACAATTAGAATGGAAGAAATTGACCGCGACACGCTTGAGAAGCTGGGCCTGAAGCCTCCCTCCAAGCCTCGCGAGTTTACCGTCGAGATGGAACGCCAATGGGCCATCAAGGTTCTTGGCCCTATCTCTGGCCTGACCAAAGAGCAGCGCCGGCGCGTCCTTGAGCGCGCCATCAAGATGAGTGCTGCGTGATGCGCCGCTGTCTCGACGACATCATTGGGGCGGTCATCCTGACCGCCTTCACCCTTGGCTGGGTCGACTGGCTCTGGGTGTTCGGCGTAGAGGCCTCACGGTCCTACACTTGGTGGGCGCTTATCGCCCGGTTTGGTCAATAGAAAAGGAGAGACCAATGAATATCGAAACGTACAAGAAGATCATCGCCGAGGCGGATGGCAAGATCATGACCGGGTCCATCGTGACCCCGCAATATGTGAAGCTGCTGTCCACTCTGCGCCTCGCCGTTGACGAGGCCGGCACTGGATACCGCAAGATGGCTGACCGGGTCAACGACATGCACCGGCAGGTCGAGGCGCTCAAGCAAGAGAACGCCGACCTACGCGCCGAGGTGGCCAGCAAAGAGAACGTGGTCATCAACATCAAGCGCGAACACCGGGCCGAGATGAACGGCGCCCGGCGTCAGGCCGGGATCTGGAAGTCCAAAGCCAAGCGCCTCGAATGCGATAGTGCGGCGAAATGAGGGCCAAGGATACGGTCCAGCGCCGGTCCCGCATGAAGCGCAGGGCCGATGCGATAGCCGCCGTTGGTGGGGCTTGCAAAGCCTGCGGCGAAAGCGACCACCGGCTGCTCGAGCTTGACCACATTGTCCCGGCGCACAGGCACGGGGGCGCGGTAAAGCAGAACGGCCAGCACAACACCAATGCCATCAATCGGATGGTGCGCGAGGGCTTAGACCCTCGCGCGATCTATCAACCACTGTGCGTCCGCTGCCACCGGCTCAAGACGCTCGAAAACGAAGATTACATTTTCACAAGGGAGACCCAAGATGGTCGTTAAGAAAACACCAGAAAAATCGGAGGCGCGGATATGCTGAGGCTAGATATTATTCCGGGCCTGCGGCCCGAAGATGACATGATGGATTGGCACTATGAAATGCGTGACAAGCATCAGGACATGCCTCGCACGAAAGAATACTACGAGGCGCACCCACCAGCCGCAGGCGACACCGTTGTCGTGCTGCACACTTGGGCGGGGAGGATGATGAAGCCGCACGTCACCACTATCGAGACTATCACCGCGCGCAAGCGCCTTGTCGTGAACCACGACCACGAAGGCTATGCCGGCAAGTCTTTCTGGAGGACAGGGCAAAACTGCTACGCCCCTACAGGGCAGTGTTGGCTTGTGCCGGGTGGTCTTTATGCTGACATCCCCTTGTCGCCATCCTTAGCGCGGCAGCGTGAAAACCAAAGCGCCCAAGAAAGGGAGCGTGAGGGGCGGCTCGGCCTGATCGAGATGGCTAAGTTCTTTGGCGGCTCTGAAAGGCTTGCGGAGGAGCTTCGCCTCGTCACTGAGGACACCCGCCTCACCGGGGACGAGGCCGTCAGAATTCTTGGCGAGGAAGTCAGCTTCGAGGCGACACGGCCGCGTGATTGGTCCGGCAAAAAGATTTCGCGGAAGATGATCCGCAGACACGTTCGATACAGATTTAAGGAGCAAACCAATGGTAGGTAAGAAAACACCAGACAACATCGTCACCGCGTCAATACTGCCGGTGATCCTAAACCGCAGCCCATACGCAACGCCCAACGAGGCGCTCAAGAGGGCCATCGAAGCTGAGGCCGGGAACGCGCCTGACTACCTGCCGCAGAACGAGCCGATGTTCTGGGGCGACACGCTTGAGGGCGTGATCCTCACCGAAGCAGCCAAGCGCCTGTCCCTGACGCATCTGGAGACGGAGTTTGACGAGGCGATCTTCCACGACCACCTGCCATTCGCCTGCTCTTTGGATGGTCAGGCTCTGGGCGGCAAGACGTTCACGCACGACCCGGCCAACGGCATCTATGTGCCGCAGGGTGGCAGCGTTGACACCACCGGCCTTGGCGTACTGGAGGCAAAGGTCACGGCGAATGCCGCTGAGGACGTGCCGGCGCCGCACAGAGGCCCAATGCAGCTACAGGGGCAGCTAATGTGTACCGGCTACGCTTGGGGCGCCGTGTGCGTCCTGTATCGTGGTAATGAGCTTCGGATATTCCTGTACCGGGTGGACGATGCGATGCGTGATGACATAATTGACGCCATCCACGAGTTCGAGCGGCGCAAGCGCGACATCGACTGGTATAATGTCTATACCTCGGCTGACGGCAACGTGGCGTGGGACCGCGTGGACGATGGTGCGCCGCCGCTCGATCTGAACGAGATTGAGGATGGCGAATTTTACGCGGAGATGCTGGTGCAGGCCAAGGCCGACAAGAAGGCTGCCGAGCAGCAGATCGACATTGCCGAGGCTGGCCTCAAGGAGATACTCGGCAACCACGAGGAGGGCAGCGTCACGGTTGACGGGTCCAGCTTCTACATCAAGTGGCCGATGCGGCGGTCAAGGGCGCAGCCGTCAAAGACAGTACCGGCCAAGCCTGAGAGCGTGACCCGGCAGAAAACCCTGACAGTGAAGGAGGTGAGGCAATGAAGCCGCTGACATCGAAGCAGCACACCGTGCTGGCAATGATAACGCGCCACATCAGACGCTACGGGTATGCGCCCACAGTGCAGGAGGTGGCGGACAGGACCGGGCGCAGCAAAACCGCCGCCTACTCGCTGATCTGCCAGCTTGTGGCGAAGGGCCATCTGGAGAGGGAGGCGGGCAAGTCCCGCCACCTCAAGCTGGCATCATGATAGACCCAATCGAATGTCCTGACTGCGAAGGTCAGGGCGAATACCCTCAAGAGATGACCGTCATCGACTACACGCGCGGCGGCTACCTCGAGGATCGGATGGCTGAATGCCCACGCTGCGAAGGATTAGGGCTTGTAGAAAAGCCGGAAGATGGATACGATAAATAATCGCTTGCGGGCTGCGCGATGGCCCGCGTTTCCTCCCGAAACTTGCCCCGGCCTTAGTGCCGGGGTCTTTTTATTTCTTCTCTTTGATGCTTGAGGCCAATCCGCCCCCAAAATAAAATCCAACTATGCCAAGCATGATTTCACCCAGCCACATCGAAGATGCAAAGTCCTTGGCGGCTTCGACATTCTGCATGTCGATCACGCCGTACAAAGCCCCGACCACACCGTTTGCCATAATGAACAGGAACATCGCGGTAAACATCAGTGCGATGTAACGCTGCGCCAGTCGGAACGGCTGGTAAGCCGCAAGCAAATCTGTTTTTGCCTTGTTCTTTGCCGCGATTGATTCCTCGCTGCTGGTGTGCATGTCATCAATTAGGCTCATGCCCTGCTTGATTACATCACCTGATCCGAGGATTTTAGCTAATACTGCAAACATTATTTCCATTCTCCTGACTCTAACTGCGCCGCCATTTCATGCGCCCGCTTGCCAACCTGCCGCGACCACCTGCTGTCGAGAAGCTGCCGGCTGGCCTCAGCCATATCACCCGCAGCAATCGCCGCCTGCGCGAGCTTGAAGCCGTCCCAGCGTGGCTTGCCTAGATTGAACAGCAAAGATATCACGACCGCCTGTCGCGGCTCTGAGAGGCCGGCAAACCACGGGTAGGTCTGAGCCTCCTCGATGCAGCGGTTTATGTCGTTGGTCAGCAGGTAGTCGATTTCATCATCAGACAGACCGCCGCCCAAATCTTCATCCACCAAGCGCCCCACCCCGATGGTCCAGTACCCTCGACTGTCCTGATAGGCGTGTGGCACCACACCCTCGTGGCGCCTAATCATCTCAATCAGTTTGCTCATTTTCTGCACTCCATCACAATTTGCACGGCACGTTCCCAGCTATCACTCTCCAAATTCGGGTCAGCAAAGAACCCCCGCGCCTTACGCAGTGACAGTTGGTTGATACAGCATTGCGCCTGAAACCACACCCTTCTGTCGGTGGCCGCGCACAGAGCATAGATATCATAGCTGCCTCTCTTGATCCGTTTCTTCCCGCCGCTGCCGGTCTGGAAGTGATAGCCCGGCGCCCTGCCGTCTGCCTGCGAGCGCAGCGTTGACGCCTTCACCTGCACCCTCATAAACACGCCGTCCTTCCACGCCACAAGGTCGGTGTCGTCCTGTTGAGCCATCGAGACTTGCCAGCCCTCCTGCTCGAGTATCGCTGCGGCGGTGATGTACTCGCCGATCAGACCTGTTGTTGTTGACACCTATTGAAGCCCTTTTAACCAAACAACAAAAGAAATCATCGCCGCTAGGGCAGCAGCTAAAAGGGCAAGAACCGCGCCTGCGCCTATTTTCTCTTTTATATCGGCTCTGCGTTTTGCAACGCGTTTGGCAGCAGCGGCGCGAACTTCTGTGGCCTCTTTACAAAAGCGCTCATAATCTCGCAACAGCCCCGGCCTGCCAGCGTAAATCATAAGCTCTCTGAGCTGTTTTTCCTTTTCTTTGATCTGCTCAAGAGCCATAAATTCTTCAAGATCAGAACCGCCAAGGCCACGCGCCCGCTTCTTGTTGCCAGCGCGGCGCAGCTCTTCCTTCGATGACATGAATGTGCCGATGGCCTTACCAGCTTTGGCAATGTCCTGACCATTGTTGACGACTTGTTTTATTACTGCAAAAGCAGCATTCGCGGCGGCAAGTTCTGCAAGCATCAATCAAACACCTTCGTCTCTTTGTCCACGTCCACTGGCAGGCAGTAGCTTGTTATTTTATTCGGTCCCTGTTTGTGCAGTATCTGCGCCAGATAGACGCAGTCGTTTAGATCGCGGAAATACCACGCCGGGCTGACCTTCCTGTCGTCAACAAACACCAGCAATAAAAAAGCAGCCTCAAGCACATCAGCCGCGCCTCGTCAGCTTCTTTACTGTCTCGGTTTCCCAAAGCCGCACCAGAATGTACACTCCAGTGAAGATCGCCACAACGTCAGGCGCGTGACCTAGCCACGCCGCAGCGGTGCCGGTGCCAGCGGCTACATCCAATCCGACTTTGGTTCCCTCGTTCATATCTACCAGCCAGCCGGAACAGCCTGCCGCATTGGCGGGTTGGCCAGCGCAGTCATCTGCTCGTCAAGCATTGTCTGCATCTCAGCTTCTGTCTTTTCCAAAGCCTCAAGCGTCTTGGCCTTGCACCAGTCTTTTGTGATGTCATCGAAAGCAACGTAGTCACTGTCACCTTCGTCTGGTGTGTCTACACCAGCAGTTCCATAGGCTGTGACGGTAAGTGCCTCACCATCAGCATTAGTCTCGCTGTCAGAAACAGCAGTCAGCCGCCAGTGGATTGTCTGTATGCAATCAGCGTGTCCATTCTGTGCCTCATTGCAAACGTCTAGTGCTGGGAAATCCCAAGTGTAATTATTAGCCATTTTCTATCCTTCTAATTCCGCTACTTCAGTTTCAAGTGTGGTAATTTCATCTTGCTTGGCTTGCAAAGCTGCGACAGAAGTAGCGTCACCAAGTATAGCCTTCTGCATTAAATACATATGGTCTGAAGTCCACAGCATTGCCTTAAGCATCGACAAGTCTTGTTGTTTTGATTCTAATGACATTTTAACCTCGTTAAGTTACGAATACGCACTCAAGATTGACATGATACCAAGCGGCGGTTGCGCCGGGTTCTAAGATAATGCGGATGCCGACTCTATTGCCCTCGTCCAAAGTGAGGTTGACATCATTGGCCTCAAACATAACTGTGCCTTGCGTGACATCAATTTCTCTGTTTGTGCCAGTAATTGCAGTTCCATTTTGCGTCACATAAACTCTTGCACCGCCGCCTGATAAAGCACTGTTTACATAACAACGCATTTTCAACACCTTGCATTTTGCTGGTATTGGCGTGTTGATTAATGAAGCATCTCCGCTTGTGAGTGCGCCATTTTGATAAAAAGTTACCTCACTTCCACCTCCATTTGCTACGGGCGTAGACGGCGGAAACTGCATGAAAAAACGAGTGCCTACCACTGTGCCGGTCAAGCCAGTTGGAGTTAGTGAAACAGACATTACTTAGCCTCCATATCAGCTATGCGCTGTTCTAGTTGTTCGATTTTGCGGTGAGCATCCTGCAACGCCGACACCAGTATTGGTGTGATGCGCCCGTAATCCATAGACATCATGTCATCATCGCCAGTGCTTACTGCCTCCGGCATGACCTCCTGCATTTCCTGTGCAATGAAGCCCATAGAGCGTGGGCCGTCAGGGTCTGACTTCCAGTTGTAGCTGACAGGGTTCATCTGCATCAGCTTGTCGGTGGCTTGCAGCGGCTCGATGTCTTGCTTTAGGCGGCGGTCTGAGGTTGTGTTGTAGGTTGTTCCACTGGTTGTGACTGAAATGACTCCAACCTGACTGTTGCTCCGGCGAATGGAAATCATCCCACCATCATTATTACGGTTGAGGTAAAGAGCCTCTCCATTTGAACGGCTGAAGAAACCATCACCAAGTCCACGCAGTGAAGTTCCTGTTGTCGTGTTTCCTGTTCCGGGTGTGTCAGTTGAAGATTGGCCTAAAAGCAAGTTGCCTGTTGCAGAAAACCGCCCACGCTCTCCACCGCCAGTGATGAACTGCATGACATCAGAGCCTTGGAAGTCGATGTATGTGTTTGTATCGCTTTTTCCAGCGAACCTGCCAGCGTACAAAGTTCCGTTGAAATAACCGTCTTTGAAACGTGCGCCACTATTGCCGAGGTCTATTGCAGCATCTCTGCCGGAACCATTCGTGTTACTGGGATAAACTTGGTCTGCGCCATCGTGAAAACGCAGTCCGGTGTCACCAGTACCAGCAACCATATCGCCACCGACTGTGCCGATAACGCCAACCGTTGTGCCGTCTTTACGGAACTGTACAATGTCACCATCAGAGGTTGTGCGGTTAAACATAGCCGCCTGACCACTAGCTCTGTTAAAAGAAGTTGCGCCGTTAGGGTTTAAGTTAATACCTGTTGTTGTACCGCTGTAAATAGTACTGGAAGTCGTACCCAACAGCAGATTTCCGCTGCTGCCATCAAGGCGCATACGTTCAGCACCCGCAGTCGAAAATGACATTGAGTCTGTAGCATTGCTGTAAACAATCGTGCCTCTGTAACCAGCCGCACCAGCACCATCACCAAACAGTAGTTGTGCGTTACTGTTGCTTGCCGACATGATTTGGATAGATGGGTTTACACTAGACGAATTTCCTACGGATAAGTTGAAGTCTGGAGCGGTGTTAGAAATTCCAACATTTCCTGCGTGGTCTATTGTCATGCGAGTGGCATTTTCAGTCTCAAACACCAAATCGTTATCATCACCGTTTCTTACACTAGATATGGATGCGCCATTAGTATCTGAGGTGTTATCAGTGGAGTTGATAAACCTAATGCGAGAACCTGTTCCGCTTGACGTTGCGTTGTTTCTAATCTGAAGGCTGTCGTTCACAGAACCAGCAGCGGTAGCTACGATTTCTACGTTGTGGGCAGGGGCCGAAGTGCCAATGCCGACATTGCCGTCCGATGTGATGCGCATACGTTCAGCCGACCCCGTGGCAAACACCATATTGTCTGCGCCAGATGAACGGAAGATGTATGGATTAGACGTATCTGTTGCTGCACCACTTGACGCAAACCTCAAACCGCCATCTACTCTTGCGCCGTGAGACTGCGTGTATAATTTAGCTGAATTGTCGTGATATAGAGTGACTGCATCGTTGGAAATAGCAGCTATATAGTTTTCCGTTCCCGCAGTGTTTTGAAGATATAGATTATCTCCGTTAATCACTAAACTTCCGCTGCCGCTTTCTGTGATATGACTATTGCCGTTTGAAGCGTTATGATAAATCCGTAAATCAGTGCCAGCACCAAAGATGGCTTCATCGTTGTCGCCGAAGGTGGCATTGGTGGTAAACGCTACTGCGCCAGAGCCGTTTGGCGTGATGTTGATATTGCCATTCGTGTCGGTGCTGCTAATGGTGTTGCCGTTGATGTTGATGTTGTCAACCGCGAGCGAGTTCACCGCCTCAGTACCCTCAGCAAAGTCCTTGAGGTGCGTCATCACCTCTCGGATGGCGTTGTTCACATCCGATGGCAGCATGCCCTCGTTGATGTTAACACCGCCAACGTCCGTGTTCGAGGCATTGGTGGCGCTGTAGTCGGTGAGTTTATCCTTGGCCATTTGCTTTCCTTACCATACCCAGATTTCTACATAGCCAGCCTGACCGGCTGTTGCTTCGGAATTGCCAGCAGCACCGGCAGCGCCGTAGCTGATCGTCAGGGTCTCGCCGCCCACGTTAGAGCCAGTCACATATTTGTGGACCACGTTTCCGTTTGTGGCCGGAGACGCAGGCCCGTCATAGGTGAAGTTGCCGCCTTGCGCCGCTGTTGAGCGCCCACCAGCAGCGCCAGCGCCGACCATCACATCACCACCAGTTGAGCCGGAGATCACATCCCTAGATGCGATTGAGCTTGTTGTGTAGTGGCCGGCGCGGCCACCAGTCGCGGTGACCGCAATGCTCAACGTGCCGTTGGTGACTGTTGTGCTGCCGCCGTCTGTGCCGTCAGCAATGCCTAGTCCACCGCCAGAAGGGAACAAGTCGGTGCCACCGCCGCCGCCTCCAGACGCGCGGA